CGACGTCTCTTGGCCTGGTCCCAATCACGCACAAATACATCCTGCGCAACTGGGAAAGCCGAGAGGCAGCGTGGCATGTCTGGAAAGACCTGCTCCTCGACCCGCGGGGACGTTGCCCCCGTTTTGTTCGCATTGACCCCAATGCGGCTCGATTCGCCCATATCGAAGTTTGGGCAAAACCAATCAAATCACAATGACTATGACTGAGACAAACACATACACAATGACGACGGCGCCAAAACCATTGGGGCTAAGCACCAACCCTCTCGAGGAGGCACATGACTACGCGGAGGTGTTTTGCGAAAGCGGATTCTTCAAGGACGCACGATCTGTGGCACAAGCGAAGGTCAAGATCCTAGCCGGACAAAAGTGGCACCTCGACCCATTTGAAGCGATGACCGGATTTAACATAATTCAAGGCAAGCTCGAGGTTTCTGCGCACATGATTGCGCAGCGAGTAAAGGGCGATCCCTTGTTTGATTATCGCATCGAGCGTCTCGATGAAGAGGTTTGCGTGATCCAGTTTTACCAAAAGGGGGAGCCTCTTGGGCCTCCGTTTAGCTACAGCATGGAAGATGCTCGCCGCGCCGGCAAGGGTAGCAGTCAGCAATACAAGCAACACCCTCGCAATATGTTGTTTGCTCGGTGCATCTCAAATGGAGTCAAGATGTATTGCCCGAGTGTCCTGGCCGGAGTCGGCCCGGTCTACGCAGAAGGTGAACTACCGCGGGATGAGCGCAATGTATCGCCGCAAAAAGAGTCGTCGATGGGGACTCTTACGATCAACGTCGACCAACTGGAGCCCGAAGCAAAGCCCGAAGCAAAGCCCGAAGCAAAGCCCGATCCAGTTGAAACCACCTCTTACCAAACGGAGTCGCAAAAGACATACCCCCCGGCTGAGGTTATAATGAAGCAGCACGCCGAGGCTGGGGGTGACCCTGCTGAGTTTGCCAAAATTGCCGTCAAGGATCCGGCCGGGAAAATCCTGCCGCTCCAGATCGAGATCATCAATGAACGTGCTGCGCAGCTTGGCTACGACGCAGCGAAGATGAACGCAGGAGCAAAGCGTTTCTCGAAGGGGCGCTGCTCGAAGGTCGAGGACATGCTGTTGGCGGAAGCCGACGAACTGATCGACGCACTCAACGAGCGAGTAAAGGAGGCAGGCGCATGAAGAAACAGGGATGGTATAGAGACCTGCCCGAGACCGAGTATTTCGGAGACCCGGCACTCAACTCGAGCATCGTCAAAAAGAAGACGGCAATCGCCATGAAGTCCGAACTCGATGGCAATCGAGACCTGACGCCGGCGCAAATCAATGCGTTCGCGCAAGGGACTGCCACTCACCTCGCAACTCTCCAACCGGACAGGTTCGAGGCTGAGTCGATTGTCGTTTCCACCAAAGGACTCACAACAAAGGAAGCGGAGGAGGCTCGAGCCAAATACCCGCATAAAGCCGTCATCACGGCAGACATGAGGGAGATCGCACTCAGGCAGGCCGATGCAGTCAGGAAGCACGGGTATGCCCGGGAAATCCTCGAGGCGAGCGTTGACCGGGAGATCAGCGGATTTGCCACCGACGAGAACGGCATCGATCTCAAAGCGAGGATCGACATGCGACCCCCAGGCGCAAACTTCCTTGCCGATCTTAAAACGACTTCGACCGAGGAACTGCGCAGCTTCCGCAATGCCTGTGTTGACTTCGGATACCTGATACAAGCACCCTTCTACCTGCGGGTAGATGGCTTGATTACGGGACAACCCCGGCACAATTTTGCCTTTGTTATTGTCACAAAGACCCCGCCTTACTTTGTAAGGGTGTTCCAACTCACCGAGGAGTCAATCCACCGGGCGCACGACGTCCTTGATCGGCGCCTTGAAATCTTCCGCGAGGCGCAGCGTATGCGCCAGTGGGAAGGATACGAAAACGAAGGGGTGCGGGTCATCGACATCCCCGAATGGGCATGGGAGCAACTCGAAGCATGAAAACCGACGACGAACTTTTCACCACCAACGAGGCCGCGGCCTTTATGAAGCTGCACCCTCATAGTTTTCGGCGGATCGCAAAGAACTTAAACATCCCATTTTTGGCTTTGACCAAATCCGGAAGATCGAGGCGTTACCGCAAGAGTGACCTGCTCAAGCTCAACCATGAAAGTAAAGCTGATATTCAACCTTCCGCATGATCAAGAGCTATACCATGCCGCCCGAAGGGCGCCGGAACTGCTCGATACTCTGCAAATCATCGATACGGAGTGCCGCGGACATCTCAAGCACGATGGCAAGCGGACTGCGGATGAGCTTGCCGAAGACATCCGTCGCCTGTGTTGGGAGGAACTCAGCCAGCACTGATTGACCAGTATGCTTCAGCCTCCTTCTCCGGAACTGCAGCCAGATAATGGTCGTGAATCATGTCCCCGCTCCGATGCCCCATGAGATACTGCAGCCTTCCTTGATCGTGATGATGCGCCAACCAGTAACTAGCAAAACTGTGCCGGCAACAGTCTTGAGGCCAAGTCTCGAGCGAAGCCCAGGCACTCGATTTCCTGACCTGCTCAAAGATGCGCCTGTGGCGCCGTCCGAGGGACAGGGGGACTATCTTACGCGATCGGTCTCCGCACTGCTCAATCCAGCCTCGCAGGTTGTCAGAGAGAGGCACAAACCTCTGCCGGGAGACCCTGCGGCTCTTCGTTGCCGTGAACCTGATCGTCCCGGCCTCGAGGTCGATGTCGCGCCACTCGAGACGCTGAATTTCCGAAGGACGTCCACCAGCAAAAAGACCGATCGCGTAAAACAGGGTCAACTCGTCGGCGTATCGCAGGAGCGTCGTAGCTTGACCAACCGTCAAGATCGAGATGTGCCGGATGGGTGCCTCGCCTATGTCGCATCCTTCCGCGGCATTCCCCTCAACCCAACCCCGGGAGGGTGCTGCCGCCCAGTTGAGCATCGCTCGCATCGAGGCTTTGCGCAGGCGAGCAGTATTGAAGGGCAGGGGATCGAGGACTCTCTGAATGTTGTGGACGTTGATGGTGGCAACCTGCCGCTTCGCTCCAAGCTCCCTGACAAACAGGTTTCGAGCCTGCCGGTAGGTCTCATGCGTTCGAGGACGTCGACTCTTCTTCGCCGCAATAAAAGCATCCCACGCTTCAGCAAGCGTCACCTTCGGCCTGGGACGTCCACCATGCCGGTTGATGTAGTCCTTCACGACGTCGGTCATCGTGACACCGGTCGGGAGCAGGTCACTGAGATTGCCGGCGATCTGCTGCTCGTTCCACGCTCGAGAGAGTTGGTCGGCGTATCTCACGGCAGATTCCCGAGTCGGGAAATATCGCAGCTTCCAACCCTTGTCTCGAAGGGCAACAGGCACCGGAATCATCCAAGGGTTCTTTCGCCCTTCGACCTTCCTCGGCTTAAATCGGGGTTTTTTCATCGGACATACCGCATCTTTAACGAATCTAGTGTATCCCTTTTACTTGTATCAAACATTTGTAAGTTGTTGATTATGAAACTGAGCCGATGGCGGGACTCGAACCCGCGACCTACAATTTACGAAACTGCAAACGCAGGTTTTAGGTATCAGGGGGTCCAGCATTTATGCGGGTGTTTTGAAACAATTGCGAACATTTCGTTCAATCTTACCGCATCTATAACGCATCTGAAAGGAGGTGCGGCATGAGGCACTCCGATGCTCCTCCTCCTTTTGCCAGTTGGCATGAGTTTTACGTCTCGGCCTGGGCCGATGAGCTAGAAAGAGCCGGCATCATCCTCGGATACGAGTTCGAGCCTGAGACCTTCCAGCTTTGCGATCCACTCAAGGCTCCCTTCATCAAGGAAGGGAAGACGAGGGATCTCATCAAGGATCAGGCAGTCCTGAGACCGCACTCCTACACACCTGACTTCAAACTCCTCCTGCCCACTGACTTCTGCCGGGTCTTCCGGCATTACGACGAGGCACATCGAGGGCGCCACCATGGACTGTGGGCGTCTACCGACAGGGATGGCAGACCAGCAGTCTACCTCGAGGTCAAAGGCGCAGGAGCGACCACCAGAGGGGCCGAGGGGAAAAAACGCGAGGCAGTCATCAACCAGAAGTGGCTCTTCTCGAAGACCGGCATCTTGACCAACTTCGCCCATATCGGGCCGGGATCTCGAGGACAGCAAGGCAAGACCTTCTTTGAGCAGACCTTCTGCCCTTTCCGTTTCCTCGTCACCGACAAGACCCTCAAACAGCGCCGGCTGCACTTCACGCCCAGGAGCATCGAGGACTGGATCGCATCATGCAAATTATGAAAAAAAAGAGACTACCACTGAAACAGTTGCAGTTGAGACTGCGACTTAAACCACGACCAGATGATGTTCTGCCGAAGAACAAATCGCTCGCACTAATCCGCAAACTCAAGCTCGAAATCGCACGATGAACGCATTCATAAAGGCAGGGTTCTGGACGGCGCCAGAATACGACGATATGACACCCGATGTGCGCCTTGCGGCACTCTGGATGATGACGAATCCGGCTCGAGATGCAGCCGGGTTTACCAAGGTGGGGAAGCGTCGTTTCGTCTTTGAAACGGGTCTCGATTTTGACGTCCTCGAGAAGTTATTCACCTACCCACAATTCGAGAAAATAGACGATAGCACATTTTGGGCAGTCGGTTTTGTCCAGCATCAGGTAGGTCGAGGTGCTGCTGCAGTCAAAAATAACATGGCTAAGGGGTGCATAAGGGCTTTGCAAGGGCTTCCAAGGGCTTGCAAGGCTAGGTTTTACGCGGAATATCCTGAGTTTGAGGAGTTAGATCAAAGCAAAAAAGTAGATCAAAAACACAAGCCCTCCGAAGGAGTCGGTAAGGACAGGGTAGGGAAGGGTAAGGTAAGTATAGATAATAGTAATAACTGTACAGGGGGAGATGAACAGACTGTCATCGAGGAAGACCCTCGAATCGAGCCGGCAAAAAACAGGATCGATGCACTGACCGAGGCGTGGGTCGATGACGGCACCGAGTGGTCACTGCACGGTACCCAACAGATCCTCTTTGCCTCCCTCCCCCAACTCGACAAGCTCCAACCCGAGGACTGGCGCATTCTGCGGTGGCATTACGTCCGCGCCACAAAGGATCCTAAAATCAAAGTCAGCTTTTCGCGGCAACGGTTCCTCGAGGCACTCACCGCAAACCTTGCTCGAGCGAGGTCAGACTGGAGCGCAGCGGGAGAACCGTCGCTCCGGAGCGTCAAGAAAGCTGAATCGAGGTTGACACAAGCCGCTGTTAGTACCAAAGGAGGTGCGGCAGCATGATTGCGCAAATCGAAACCTCGAGCCGGCCGAGACCCTCATCGCGTGATGCCGAGCGTAGCGTCCTCTCCTCGCTGCTCGAGGTGCCGAGGTTGTTCAACGATCTGCCCGACCTCACCGATGCACTCTACGAACCCGATCACAAGATCGTTTATCGCGTCCTTCGAGAGCATCACGATGCCGGCAAACCCGTCGATCTGGTCTCCCTCGCTGAAACGCTCCGCGCCAAAAATCTCATCGCAGACATGGGAGGCCCAGGCGCCTTAGCAGACATGGCAGCGTTTAATCCTGCTCCCGGCGTTGCGTTACACCACGCCCGACTGGTGTTGGATAATGCGCTGCGCAGGAAAGTCATCACACTGGCTAACAACGCAGTCTCTCAGGCATACAACGAGGATCTGCCGGTTGCTGACCTCCTCGAGAATCTGCAGCAGCAGGCTCTCGCGCTCCACTCCAACGACGCAGGCACCGTCGGGAAGGATCTGAGGGATTGCGTCCGAGAAGCAATCGACCGCGCCGAGGAAATGGCTGCCGCCGATGGTCTGATCGGAGTTCCAACAGGATTACCCTTGCTCGACCAGCACACAGGAGGCTACCGGCCGGGACTCAACGTCATTTGCGCAAGACCAAGCATGGGGAAATCTGCTTTTGCCTTGCAAGGCGCCCTTGCCGCTGTAGCTGCCGGCAGGAAGGTCGGGTTTTTCAGCTTCGAGATGGAGGGTGCGGAAGTTGGTGAACGCACTGTCCAGCACGTTCGAGGGGTCAGTCTCCTCGACTTAGCCAACCGCATCAAAGTCAATCAGGCCACCAAAGCGGAAGCCAAAGCAGCGAAAGAGGCAATGGAGATGATCCCTGCCGGATCATTTTTCGTTGATGACCACGCTCGAAGGACACTCAGCGACATTCGGACAATCGCAAAGTCGTGGGTCCGTGATCGGGGAATCGATATCATCTACATCGACCAGTTGTCGTTCGTGGATATGGGCAAGCGTCCCGGCGATAACCTTGCCGCCGAGCTAGGGAAGATAACTCGAGGCTTGCACCAACTGAGTCATGCGCTGCACATCCCGATCGTTCTGCTCGCGCAATTAAACCGTGAGGCCGAAGGCAGGGAGCCGGATATGTCAATGCTGAAGGGATCCGGCAGCATCGAGGAAGACGCTAGACTCATTCTCTCGCCCTGGAGGGAGGATCCATCAGACCCCGACGAGATTAACGCAAAGATCATCGCGTTAAAGACTCGAGGCGTTGCCATGTTTAATCCTGTCCTGTGCGAGTGGCACGGGGCCAAGCAAAAATTCATTCAAACTGATTCGCAGCTTAAACGTGCGGATCTCGATTGGTAAAACCCATGCATCAAGACATCGAAGACAACAAGCATTGCGCTACGCTACAAATTCAGTTCTCTGCTGAGTTAAAAAAACTGGCAGAGGTAGCTGCCAAGATAGAACACATCAAAACGGAACTTGAGACCTTTCGGTGGGTCAAACATGAGGAGTGTATTGACATGGCACTTAACGCTACGCTAGAGGCTCAACGTAGCCTCACAGGGATTCTCGACAGGCAAATGCTCAACGCAGCGTTAGATGCCGCGACAGAGTTCTCGAAAAACAGCAACGGTCTCGGACTCAACTAACCCGTTGATTTTACTCTGGACGTCTTAACAAACTGTGCCACTGTTGTCTACTTGCCTTTAGCGTTGCGATACGCAACACGACACTCTGCCCGTCAAAAGCACGGGAGAACTGAAAAAAAAACAAGATGAGCAATTACACGCATGATGTCGTGGCGACGGTTGGTGAATACACCAACAACGCCGGTGAAACGAAGAAGCGATTCCAAAAATGTGGGATCGTCCTGACCAACGAAGATGGGCGCATGTCCATCAAACTCGAGAGCATCCCAGTCACTCCAGACTGGAGCGGTTGGCTCTCGATCTACCCGAAGCGCGACCGAGAGCAAGCAGGTGCAGGGGATCCGTTCCCGGCTCCAGCCTCGAAACCCGCTTCTCGAGGCCCAATACCGCAAGAGGACAACATCCCCTGGTAGCCCTGGTAGTGATGAGGGAATTCATCGTTGAGATGCTGGCGGCACTGGTGTTTGCCAGTGCCGGCAGCTTTCTCGCGTTGCTGTTCATGCATTGGTTTCTATCCGCATGAAGAACATAGTCCAATTGACCTCCTGTGAAATGGTCATGGCAGCAACCGCTGGCATCATGCGCCAAGTGGAAAACGTCAAAGCAAAGAGACGACCATATTACTTGGCAGGCAACCAACGCGATTGGCAGATACACGTAGAGGGGTGCTTAGGCGAATTCGCGTTAGCTAAGTTCTTAGGCATCCACTGGACAGGCAAGGGAGCATTAAGAGCACCAGATGTAGGAACGGTAGACGTCCGCACTGCCGGAAAAAATCACTACAAACTAATCCTGCACCCTGACGATGACGATGATCGTCCATTCTGGTTGCTGTGCGGAGTCAACGGGCGATACAGCGTCAAGGGGTGGTTGCGTGCGGGAGACGGCAAGAAAAAAGAATATTGGAAGGATCCTGCTGACCGGGGGGCGTCTTGGTATGTCCCTCAATCTGTATTAAACAAGCCATGATCAATAACTTCAACGAGGACTGCGAGGGTCCAATGATCCAACTCGACGGGTGCGATGACTGCATCATCGGCGTGACTATGACCGAGGAAGGCGAAGCGATCGTCTACAATTGGGATTGTATGATCGAGCAGAACATGAGTCACGGCATGGACTGGGAGGAAGCCGTCGAGTATTTCGACTACAACCAATCTTGCCTTGCCACCACCGGCGCCACCTCACCCATTTGGGTCGAGATGTGGCAGCGGCCGGGACAGTATTACGAGCATCAGGTCAAGGCACTCATCGAACTGTTCTATCGACACGTTGGCTCCAAGGACGGTGAGTGGATCCTCGAGCAGCAGGGCTTCCACCATGAACTCATGGCTACCCTGCAGCCGAAGACTCAAAAACTCGAGGGCATGGAGTATGCCCAGGCTCTCGATGCCTTCGAGGCTGAACTTTGCCCCCTTCCACCAACATCAGCATGATCGAGGGGAAGCAACCATGGCGCATTGAATGGTCTGACCGACTGCTCACCTTCAACATCGAGTCTGTTGCCGTCATCAGGGAGCCGCACGACGACTGGCAGCAGGTCGGCGCAGTCCACGGGACTCACCGCGAAGCAGTCGACTGGGCGAAGAAGTGGTTGGCCCAACACCCCGAGCTTGAGAAGAAGTATGAAGCTCGAAGCAGGAACAGGAAGATGGACTGGTGGGAAGAGCCAGACCTTGGCCACCAGAATACGATTTTAACGAAAAAGTGAAGATGGCGCTGTAATGCGATTTAAGAGGGGGTGGGCCTGCTCTGAAGGGGATCTTACCTTAAAAGGCTAAAACCCCTCCTAATGGACACGACAGAGGTGCTCAGAGGCATTTGTGCTATAATGTAGGGTTGAATTGCATACGGAATGAAGAATTATGGCAGAAAATGGACAAAATCCGCATGAAATCAGGGAGGTGGATGATCAGACTCTGCCTCCGGCCGATCTCCCCCACGCCGACCCCGCCCCGGCACCGGCACCGCTTGACAATGTAAACACCAAATCCGTCGAGGTCGAGGTCGTCCCTCCGCGGAAGAAGAGGTTGTCCCCCGGGTTGACTGCTCGCCACAAGCGGCAGGCTGCACAAGGCGTAGAGACTCGAAACAAGGTTTGGGAGCTTTGCGTCCGGCGCGGCATGTCGATCAGCAAAGCGGCCGAGCAGATCGGACTGACGTATAGTGCCGTCTTTCAAGCCTATGCGAAACGCCTCGATGAGATGCTTGAAGCGGAAAAGCCAGCCGGCCCGAATGCTGACCGGCTAAGGCTCGAGCTAGACAATCATCTCCGCGATGCCCTGGAATCGAGCAAAGAGCAAATGGACGAGGATCCTCGTTACGCTGCGATCATGCTCAAGACCCTCGAACAGCTTGCCAAGCTGCACGGTCTCGACAAGCCCCAGGAGCAGAAGCCCGAGACTTCGATCACGGCCGGGGAGATTAGTGACAAGCTCAAGCTGATGTCGCCAGCCTTAGCCGGCCGGAGGGAGCAACTCGAACGGATCCTCGAGTCCCGGGAGCGTAACAAATAATCATGCCCTGGCTTTTGGCTGGGATTTCCCTTTAACACTGGGGGTGTAGGCCGGTCTTTTGAGGCACATAATGTCTCGCGTAACCTTTTGTTTTTATGTTGCGTTATGCAACAGTTTTGGTATATTCCTGTGGCGGGATGATCCGCCCAAGCAAACGAAAAAGAAAGGAACCAAGATAATGGACCACCACATCACCATCACCCTCAATACAGATAACGCAGCCTTCGACAACGTGGGGGAGATACCCCGAATCCTCGAGCGAGCGGTAGCCGAGATCAAGGAGGAGTTAGCACTATCCGAGGGGCTCAATGATACCGCCCACGGCACGTTCCCACTGAAAGACCTCAACGGGAACAAGGTGGGGAGCGTAGCCATCCTCTCGGAGAACTAAGAACAAACCAGAAAGGAACCACATCATGAACAGCAATATTCGTTACCCCGAGGTTACCGTCACCCTTATGGGGGAGGACGGGAATGCATTCAACCTTCTTGGAATCACTATGCGCGCCCTGCGCCGTCATCGTGTTCCCGAGGAGGAGGTGCGTGAGTTTTACGAGGAGGCTACCGCGGGTGATTACACCCACCTTCTCACCACAATCTCACGATGGGTAGTGGTTTAGACTAGCCAGCAACCAGAAAGGAACACACCATGAACATCACAGCAATCCGAGCCTTTGACCCTACCGGGTCGAGGTTCGCCGTCACGACTGACCGTGTGTATGCTGCTACTGTAGCTCACACGGTATCCTTCACCTACATGGGGACTTATAACCCCATGTTCTTCCACGATCACTTGCGTGGGGTCATCGGCCGGGTGGCGCCGATCAAGGACCGGGGAGGGAACAACACCATGCTCTCGCTCGCAGCCTACGCCCTGGAGCGTTACGAGGCAGGCGACTACGAGGAGATGGTGGACAATCGTTGGTCCCGCCCAAAAACAAGTGATTAGGTGTTGCGATACGCATCACCTGAGCGATAATCCCAATGCCCTCCGCACCCGCGGGGGGCTAACTACAAACGAAAGAAACAATGAGTAATGCAAAGCTACTGCTCCACTGCGGGGCAGAACAAACCACGCGAGAGGACGTCTGGAACGTCACCACGCCCGAGCCGACCCGCACCCACTACCCTCTGCCTCACCGGGATCTTGTCGGGGAAGTCGAGGACATGCTGACTGGCGCCGGCTTCGAGATTGGCGACCAGAGACACGCCTTGTCGCATGAAGGCGCCCGATACTTCGGCACCTTCGCCGTCTCGCTGCCCGATGCCCCCTCGAAGGACTATTCGTGGGTCGTCGGCCTCCGAAACAGCCACGACAAGTCGCTGCCGGCCGGATTGGTCGCCGGCACTCGTGTCTTCGTCTGCGACAACCTCGCCTTCACCGGCGAGATCAAGATCAGCAGGAAGCATACCCGCTTCGCTGCCCGGGATCTCAGTCACATGACTGCTCGAGCGGTTGGGCAGCTTGGTGAGCGGTTCCACAGGCTCGATCGGCAGATCGAAGCGTATCAGGAAGCTGAGATCAACGACAGGACGGCGCATGACGTCATCATTCGCGCCATTGACTGCCGTGCGGTCAACCCGACTGCGGTCAAGGGAGTGTTGAAGGAGTGGCGCCAGCCGAGTCATGAGGACTTTGAGCCTCGCACTGCCTGGAGCCTGTTCAACGCCTTCACCGAGAGGATGAAGGGCGGCAACCCAAACACCACGCTGCGGAGGACACAAGCTCTTCACGGTCTCTTCGATGGGGTTGTGGGACTGGCTAACTGACATGAAGACCAGAACACCTGTGGCGATCCTTGTCAGGGTCTCCACCAAGAAGCAGGAAACTGACCGTCAGATTTCAGAACTGCGCCTTGTGGCTACCTCCCGTGACTGGGAGGTGGTCGAGGTCGTGGAAGAGGCTGGCGTGTCGGGGTCATCGGACGAGCGTCCCGGTCTAGAGCGCATCCTTGAGTTGGCGCAGGCGAAGAAGATCAAGAAGGTGATGGTGCATGAGGTATCGAGGGTGGCGCGGAAGAACAGCATTGCGCACCATTTTCTCGAAGACCTGCACGATGCTGGGGTCTCGCTTTACTGGCACTCCCAGGGGATCGAGACACTGCTTGCCAACGGCAAGGTCTCGCCTGCTGCTGCGATCATGTTCGCCCTGCTCTCCGAGATGGCGAGATACGAGAACGAAGAGCGTCGAGAACGCATCTTGAGCGGCCTCGAGGAAGCACGCCGGAAGGGTGTGAAGTTGGGTCGTCCGAAGGGGTCTGGTTTGGCTCCCGGCGACTTGGCAAAGAAGCATCCGAAGGTGGTCAAATACCTTGAGTCTGGCGATCACAGTTTGCGTGAGATCGGCCGGCTTGCTGGTGTTAGCGCGATGACAGTTAAGAGGGTGAAGGAGGACATAGCAGCATGAACATAGCTACTGACATCAAGATCGACGGCAAATTGATCACCGTCTACGGGCATCGGGTCGGTGATCAGCTTGAATTCCTGTGTGCGGAGGATGAAAACGGCGATAGCGTCGATCTGAATTTCACTGCGACTGATCTGGCGATCGAAGCGTTGTGGAATGAGGTGGAGACATTGAAGAGCATTTACGGTGGCGCCCCTGACGACAAGCATATTTGCGAGCGTTGCGGGGACCGTTGTGAGGATCATCGTCGTGTTCACGCCGGCCGGATGGACCCGTGGGACAAGTTCTGGTCTTTGCGTCTTTGTGGGGCTTGTGGCGTCAAACTGGAGGAGTGGGCGCGATGTGGTGCCAAAAGTGTGACCTAAATAGGTGGTTGCGTAACGCAAGTCATTAAGCTAATCTCGTTTGGGTAGTCTCATGACCCATAGCGGCCGGTTGGAGTTCTGGTGCTGGTTCTCCAGCCGGTCGCTTTTTTTAAATTTGCCCTTATGACAAAAACTGGTGGTAATAAGCGTGAGGCCCAGGCGAGGGAGTATGTGGCTAGTAAGTTGAGCGGGACTCAACATACTGGTGAGAACCAGTCCCGTGGAGCCACTGCGGGAGAGCTATCCAAGCTCTTTGCCGGCATGAATCCTGACGTGGTTTTGGTTTGCGCCTGGGTCTATGGTGACTCGATCAAGCTACCGGAGGGGGTGTCGTGGGACTCAATAGCGGATCTCTGTTACCGGCACGGGATCGGGTTCGAGGAGTTGGCTAGGATCGTGCAGTATGTCGCAGAGAACCGGGATTTACTCGAATGAAACCAAAAATGCTCATTAATGAGTGAGGAATGACACAATACCCGCAACCACCGCAAACCTGCCGCCTTACCGTATGCGGATGTCATCTTGAGGACGGAACGGAAATTAAGCCGGATCACAACCTCGAATGGGTGGGCGATGTCCAGATACGATATTGCCCCGACAAGGACAACTTGTTGAAACTCTACGCTGGGGATTCCTTCACGTGGCAAGAGGTTTCCTGCATTGAGTTCTTGGGGCGACCCGATAAGGCTTTCTCGTTGAGTGAAGCAGCGAACGCATGAGCGCGGCCATCGACAACGAGCGGAGCGAGGCAGGCGGTAGTTCTGCTTACACGGTGCGGGTAACGCGGCTGTCCGTCCTTCCGCCCAAGGAGTCGCTGTTTAGCGAACGATGCACTCACGTCACAATCGTTGACGAGGCAGCAGGCGAATACGTCGAGATTGAGCAGCAGTCCGCGCATGTGGACGTGAAACCGCAGAAAATCGACGTGACCCCGGAAGAGTGGCCTGCGCTCAAGCGAGCGGTCTCGAGGTTGCTCGCGGATATTCAGAATAACGACCAATGATGAGCGACCCGAAAAGCGACCTGTTAATCCAAGCTATTGCAAATCTAGACCGAGAGCATAGATCGTCAATGTCCCTCTGGACTGCTTATTGGGAAGCCAGAAATGCACTACGAGATGTGGCGCTAGAACGGTATCTGGGAGTCCACCACGAATATCTGGAACGGGGAGAAGATGCTTGGCTACCCAGTGAGGGATTCAAGGAAATCTCAGCAGATGAAACTATGTCGATGCGACTTGTTAAAAACTTAGGGCCTGCGGATTGTTCGAGATTTGACGACGATGAACATAAGCGGAAAAAACCACCGGCATGAAGTCATAGCGCCTCCTCGATCACCGTCTCTTTGCGTTCCAGAAGGTCAAGCATCCCCTCATCCAGAGAGTCCTCGAGGATGAACCTGTGGATGGTCACTGGTTTTGTTTGCCCGATTCGCCAGATTCGATCTTCGGTCTGTTGCATATTCCCGGGGGACCAGTCGAGTTCTGCGAGTATGAGGTGGCGTGCTGCAGTGAGTGTGACTCCGCTCGAGGCAGTGCCGATGGTTGCGAGGAAGATGAATGCGCCACCTGTTTGAAACCTGTCGACGGCTTCCTGGCGTTGTTTCGGGTTGGTTTGTTGACTGATCGAGGCGACTCGGAACTTCCTTCCCTTGAAATGGGCGTAGAGGGTGCGGTAGATCTGCTGGTGGATGCAATAGACCACGACTGGTTCGCCCTTTTTGCGCAATTGCTCGACTAGAGCGATGACTCTTGGCAGCTTCGCTTCAGCGGCGAGGATCCTTGCCGGGTGTAAGTTCCGGTTAGCCTCGTTTTGCAGCCTGTTTGCGTCCGAAAGAAGTGGTCTCTTGTGGACGATCATCTTGCATTTTGCGATCTGCCGGTAAAGGTCATTGAGGTCTCGCTTGTAACGATCTGCTGTTTCTTTGTATTCTGAAATTTTTTGTCTCGTCTCGTCGTTTGGAGTAATACGGATGGTTTCTTGCGTCTTTGGCGGCAGGTTAGTGAGGCATTTTGCTTTAGTGCGTCGAATTAGGCATGTTGCGTAAAGTTTGTCCTGCAATTCGTCGAGGTTTGTGGCGCCTTCCGCGATCCATTCGCCATTCCACCATCGGCCCTTGCAGTATCGCTTGGTAAAATCGATGAATGACCCGAATGCTCCCGGCCGGATTGCATTGATAGCGGTAAAGATCTCGACTGGTCGGTTGAGGATTGGGGTGCCAGTGAGAAAATACCGGACTCGAGCCTCGAGCGAGAGGGCTATTTGAGTTCTTTGGGCCTCGTTGTTCTTTATGTAGTGCGACTCATCGAAGACGATGACCGGGAAATACGTTTGCACGAGCTTCCTGAGTTTCTCGTAGTTGATGAAGAGAGGTAGTGGTAGTTCTGGCAAGGCCCAGGTGGTCCATTCTCTTTTCCAATTTTCGACCAATGATGCCGGCGAAACGATCAGGACTGGTTCCGGTGGATTGAGAGTGTTGATGGCAGCTATTGTGACAGCTGTTTTCCCGAGACCCATTTCGTCGGCGTTGAGGGAGCCTCCGTGAAAGGCGTCTTCGACCATGAGTTGCGCTGCGGCGACTTGGAATGGCAGCAAAGTGGGTCCACTCTGGTTGGTTTTGATCTCGAGTCCTTGTTTTGGCTCGATCCCCTTGCCTCGATCGGCTCTTCCTTTGCGTTCTGCGATGACTGGCGAGTGAAGCGAGAGGGTAGTTTGCTGCATTTCGCACTGTGTTGCGCATCGCAATTTCCGCGACTGGAAAATTGAGCAGTTAGGGGCTAACTGGGCGATTTTTTTTTGCCATTTCCTTGCCCGAGCGAGAGTTTTCCGATTGTGGAGATATTAGGATCAAAGCAGCAGATTCAAGCTCGTCGTGCTGAGAAGCTCAATCGAGCCGGATCGGTGCGAAGAAAGCGATCGAAAACTGCACTCGAGGACGGTCTGAACGACTCGAAGGCGTTGTGGTTGATCCAGCATTGCAAAAGCCGGTGGGAGGCATTGCACGGTGCGCTGAACAGCTACCGGGAGATCCGTGAGGTTGCTGAAAAGCAGATGCGTGAAGATTTTTCGTGGCGATTGCAGAAAGAAAGTCGGCACCCTGACGTTGCCGAGACCATCTTCGAGCGAAACAACGACACGCTTAATATCGTCGGCGCCTTTAGGGATTTTCTGTCTGCTCAAGCAAAGAACGACATTTTCGGCGGGAAACCGTGGTTTGCGGTGCAACCGGAAGGTCGCAGCGATGCGGAATTATCTGAGAAGTTACAAAAGCATTTCGCCTTTAAGCTCAAGACGAACAACCTCGAGAACACTTACCTCGAGGCGATTGATCTTGCTGCTGGGCTAGGGGAGTCGTTCATTAAGACGACCTGGCGCACGGAGACCGACACTTTTGAACGTGCCGTCCTTGCGCTGCATGTGAACGGCGAACCATTCGTGTTGCCGAGTGGCGAATATGTCTACTCGACTGATGAGATAGTCGATGAGCGAATGCAGCCGGCCGAGGAAGGTGCTGAGTTTGAAACTCCGAAGACTCCGCGGATTTATGCGGCCAAGGCGCCTGATTTCGACCTGCCGAAGAATGGCACCTTCGAGATGCTTTACGAGGAGGCAACGACTATCATCGAGAATGGCCTCGAGGCGAAATGCCTCTACTACCGTGACGTCGCATTTGACCCGACTGCGCCAGAATTAGACTTGGTGCATACCGATTTCTTCAACCAGTTCACTTTGGGTCTGCAGGATGCCAAGGGGCAATACGAACTGACACATGAGCAATACGAGACGCTTCGGACCACGGTCGAGGAAGGGTCTGACATGGTTGAGTCTGGCAGGCCCAGGGGGGCGGTAGACGAGGACGTCGAGCGTGATGACTATTTTGACGATCAGGGTCGAGCCAATCTGCCAATCCATCTTGTAGAGGGTTACGTGCGCTGCGATCCATTCGGTGACGGCAAACTCCGCCGCATCTATATCGTCTTTAACCCTGCCTCTGAGACGATTCTGTTCTGCGACTACCTCTCGAACATTACTCCGGATGGGTCATTGCCTGTTTCGATTCACCGGATCTACCCTGTCTCCGGCAGGCTTTACGGTTGCGGCATGTTCGAGCGTTACGGCTACTTGCAAGAGTATTCGGACGACTTGTTTAACCAGATTTCATGGCGCAACCGGTGTCACTCCAACCCCATCATCGCTTACGATCCTCACTCCCTCGAGGAAGAGGAAGAGGATGCGAAGTTCATTTTTGAACCGGGGAAGACATGGAAACTGAAGGAAGGGGCGAAGCTCGAGGATGCCATCCAGATCGCGCAGCTTCCGGACATGGATGCTCGGACCATGGAACTCTTGCAGATGTCTATCCAGTTTGGGCAAATGCGGACAGGCATCTCCAGTGCTTCTCAAGGCGAGATGTCTAGCCTTCCTCAAAACAACACGGCTACCGGCGTGCAAGCTATGATGTCGAGGGCAGCTACGCTCCTCAAAGAGCCGATCGACTGTTTGAAGAAGTCTTTGACCTGCGATTTGAGATACGCAATCAAGCTCACCTACGCTCGATTCGACCAAAAAGAGGCATTTGTCCACGGGGAAGGGGAGGCGCAGGAACTCATTGCTCTCACTCCCGAGGATATTGCCAATCTCGAGATGGATGTTCGTTTGTTGATGACTCAAGCGCAAAACACCGAGAAGCTCGAGAATTCCCAAGTCGCCATCCAACTGCTGATGCAATACACGCAGTTGCCCGAGCATGAGAAAGCGGCCGGCCGGGATCTCTTCCTGCAGGCATTGAAGGCACTTAACTTTGATAATGCGGACACGATTATCCGCGAAGCAATCACCGACCCGAATCAACTCCTCGAGATCCTACCTCCGGATCTGCAGCCACTCTTCGCTCAATTTTTGCAGTCCATGCAAACACCGGCAGAATCACCGCAATGATCATCACCTATAAACCAACTAACTCAATAAAACCCATGATTGAAAAACTTCTTAAAGGCGACTTTCTCGACGGCAAGAAAACATACATCTCGCTGCTTGTTGCAGCGGCCGGCCTCGTTGCAGGTCGTTTTGGCATCGACCTTCCGAAGCAGGAGGTTAATGGCATCATCGAGATCGTGAGATTGAACTGGGAAGACATCACTGTTCTTGCCGGCCTCGTTGCTGCTGCCTGGGCGCGATTGGTGACGAAGGGTCCGCAAAAAAAGTGAAACCTCCCTTTGTCGAAGCGCAAAACAAGGGGAGTTTGAAACCGCGCCCATTTTACCGCAAGCGTCGATGAAGAGTTTTCCTGATCGGTTTGCTATCTCTATGCTGCAGTTATCTTTGACTGCGTTGGGGCAGGACGTTGGTGCCGTGGACGGTATCATGGGGAATAAGACCCGTGCCGCATTACGCGCGCTCCTGGGCGATAAACCCCTCCCGTCGCCGGTCGTAAAGAGCGAGGATCCGAGTCTGAGGTGGCCGCTCGAGAGTGAGCTTGATGAGTTCTACGGTGCTCGAGGTGACCACTCCCAACTGTCGCTGCTGAAGCTCCCGCGGCCGATGCGGCTTTATTCGCCCGAAGGTCCGATCATCGAGATGCTGTATGCTCATAATAAGGTCCACAAGCCGATGTATCGATGCCTCTCAAAGATGCTCCAGATGCCTGATGCGTTTATCAAAAAGCATGAGCTAAACGTAACAGCAGGCGTCTACAATGATCGACTAAAAATCGGCGGCAGTGGCCCCTCTACACATAGTTGGGCATGTGCAATCGACATCTCTCCTCGCCTCAATGGCTATGGGAGCCATCCTGATTTGCCCCAAGAAATCGTAGATATTTGGAAAGCCGAAGGCGCAGAGTGGGGCGGAGATTGGTCTACCCCCGATGGGATGCACTTCCAATTTTGCAGAAGCTGATGACGGTCGACGCTCTAACTTTGATGATTGTGATCATGGGCGGCCTGACTGTCGGGTTGTCAATTTATGTTGCCCTCAGATTTTGGTGGCATCACCGCTTTTTGAAGTCCGGTGCGCGTAAATTGACCCGTGCTCTAGCGGGGATGCTGATTGGAGAGGCGATTATAGGTTTGGTGACTTTGACTTTCGGTATACTAGAGTGGACCGGTGCCTTGCCGAGTATAGCAATTGAAATGCAGTCCGCTCTTCGAGTAATAGCATTCTCAGCAACGTCGATAACCACTCTGCATTTATATTTAGTGGTCGAAGATTTACACCGATGATAGCGACAAATCTAGCCCTCCCCTCTCAGTGGGGCGAATACGGATTAGCCGGCCTCGTTATAGGCTCCCTTTTTTTGCTTGTATACTCATTTTTGTCTACCTTGCGTTCAAAGGACTCCAGTCATCAAAAATTTATCAAAGAACTGCTCGATGACGATAGAATCGAGCGCAGAGAGGATCGACGGGAGCATAGGGAGATCAACAACAAATTAGCTTCCGCGATCGAAGATTTGACCGAAGAGATTCGGCAGCATAACACGCTGCTCCCCCCGCATGGCATTGAGGGACATCATAAAAGTGGATAAAATCGGCCACTTAGCACAAGTGCTGCTTGACTTTTGTGCCATGGTGTAAACGTCCCCTGATTTTAGTGTGTGGAAACACACACATCAGAGGAGGCAAGTGAACAACTGCCACCAGAAGAGACGGTCCCTACCGAAGCAGCGGAGGCTAGTGAGCAACTGCCCGTCCTTGTTGACGAAGGGAAGCCCGAGGACGCACCTCCAACTGATCCACTGGACCAGTTAGGGTCGGACGTCCTCGATGATCTATCGGCCGAGGATCTTGACGCTTTGGCGTCTGGTGATCCTGCTGCAATCGCTCGCATTTTGGGTGAGGAAGCACCGGCAGAAGATCAACCACGCAACGCAGAAGAAGCAGACACTCAGTCCCAGGCCGAAGAAGGTGAAGAACCTCCGGAAGCTGAAGCGACTGAAAGCGGCCCGACCCGCGTGAGTCTCAAGAGCCTGCCTGTCGAAGATCGCAAGAAGACTGCAACTGCAGTTACTCTGGTTAGAGACGGGGTATATGAGAATCTCGCGGAAGCGTTAGCCGACGTCTACGGACTTAACAGACAATCTGCGCAGTCCTCGACCGAGACGGCTGAAGGATCAGATGCGGAGGATAGCGAGTCTGAGGAGACTGTAGCGGAGGAACTGCCAGAAGCGGTAGCTGAAATCCAATCTCGAATCGACCAGTTGGTTGAGGAGCGTAAAACTGCGCTTTCAGAATTCGAGACAGATAAAGCGATCGAAATAGGTGATCAAATTGCCGAGCTTCGGCTCGAAGCATTTGTCGCCAAACAACAGGCAGAAGCGCAGGCGCAATCGCAGGAACAACTAGCTCAAGAAGAGGCGACTTACATCGACAAGGCACGGGACCAATATCCCGACCTGCTCGATGAAGAGAGCACATTCTTTGAGGAGGCTATCCGTGAGCGTGCATACCGGGAGGCAACTGATCCTGATTTCTTCGACAAGCCTGACTGGCCGCTCCGATTAGCGGAGACGGTCAACGAGCGAATCGGAGGAGCAAAGCCAACCGCAACTACGCAAGAGACGACCTACGCCAACCAAGGCAAGGCGCCCCCCGCTCGCCCACCGGGACAGGTGGCAACTGGCGGGAATGGTATGCCGGTTCTCTCCGCGGAAGACGCCATGGCAAAGATCGAAGCCGGCGAAGTCGATGCTGAATCCATCCTCGAGGAACTGACTCGTCGGGAGATGAGCGTTGCGTAACGCAATACAAACAACCCAAACAGGAGACAATAACAATGGCTGGAACATACAATGCCAATGCAAATGTCATGCAGCTTGCCGATGCTTTGTCGTCCGCTCCGGACGCAAAGGGCAGACTGTATGCCAAGATGCTCGAAGATGGGGCCGCTCAATACGATGACTTCACAATGTTTGAAGGCTCGATCGGCCGGAGTGGCAGTACGCCGAATGCTGTTTTTCTTCGGAAAAACGACTTCCGCAAAGCTGCCGGAGACAAGATGACGTTCACTGTTCAAAGTGACGTTGCAGGACCGGGTGTCCGTGGTGAGCAAGAGCTTACCGGAAATACCTCGACGGTGGAATACACCACCTACGACTGCATCGTGGACTACTGGAGGGATGCGTTTGAATTGAATCAGAAAAAGACCAAATTCATGGCAGCAGGCGGCGACGTCCATTCTCACGCAATTAAAAAGTTGCGGAAGAAACTGGGTCGCCAGCGCAGCTACGACATGAAGCTGTCTCTGATTCGCAAAGCGAACGGCAACATCATTCGTCCGAACAATCGCAAATCACGCGACGAGTTGACCTCAATCGATACTCTGCAGCCGGGATTCCTCCCGATCGCAAAGCCTCAATTGCAGCGTCTTGGAGCGAAGCCTATATCGATTCAGAAGAACAAGCATGGATCGCCGGTGCATACCTTTGTGGTTTATGCTTCGGACGTCGCAATGGAGGGTATCCGCAACAGCACATCCTTCCAAAATGCTTTGCTGAACGCACAGTCGCGCAGCGACCAGAACCCTACCTTTAGTGGTCGACTGGTTGACTGGCAGGGTCTTGCGCTCTTCGAGCATCTGACTGTCGATCCCGATTGGGATGATAAGTTGAGCGACCCGACTGCACCTCGCGCACTACTGAAAGTCGCATTCTCCGCGGACTCCGCGGCCGGCGACACCAAGCTGAAGTCGAGTGCTACCAACACGTTCCATCGTTACTACGAGTGGTTCCCCGGTTATGACTACCAGTGGTATGAGGGGCAACCGGCCGCGCCGGATACCGCTCGTTACTATGCGTGGATCATCACTCCGGACGGTGAGGTTGGCTTCGTCAGCTACGTCGGCACCGGAAACGACGGCAACGAGATCCTTCTCGACCAGATCCTGTCCCCCGCGGGTGCAGGAACCTCCGGCAAAGGGCTCGCCGTTGTGGGTAACATCGACGCGACCGGTGACGGTTGGGGTGGTGGAACTCCTGGGCCGGGTGGTGTTGGCGGTGGAAACACTGATGCCAACTTCGTCTACACCGATGACTTCGCAGCGGATTCCTATATCATCCCTGCGAATGCCAACGGTGTTCCGGTCGGACATACGTTCATGTTTGGTCGTGGTGCAGCCGTGAGGGGCTACGGTTCGTCCGAAGTCTACATCACGCAAGATCGTGATTATGGCTTCGTGAAAGGCGCCGGCTACCAGTGCATCTTCGGTCAGGCACCTTGTGTCAGGACTGACGGCAAAACCCACAACTACGGGTTGCTCGAACACGCAATCCAACATCAGGGCCTTGAGGTTCCTGCGCTGTAAACTGACTGATTCGCACATCAGGCACAACCAAGCGGGGGAGGAGAGTTTGTTTCTTTCCTCTCCTTCCCCGCTCACTCTTTTTAAACATCATGCATCTTCCTATCCTCGTTGATTCCAAGTCTCTCGCTAAATACGGCAAACCGGGGGAACCGACTGTGTTAGTTCTGAGTCCCGACACGGGGGCAAGCAGCACGTTTGAGTTCTCTGGAGTGGGAATGCGGAAGTATGTGTTCCAGTGGGACAAGGCTCGATACATGCATGTGTTGCGAGTCCCTCTGAGCGTTTGGCAACAACGCAGTGACCGCAGCGGAGTCTGCGATCTGTCTAAGGACATCTTGGGGCAACCATTACTTTACCCTCTTCATATCGAGGTTGAGATGGGACCGGCTCCCACCGTCAAGCCGACGGTAAAAGGTGTTCCTCTCGAGGACATTGAGCGAGGCAAAGAGCGCATCGACCTCGAGAAAGGGAAGAAACCTCGCAAAAAGCGAGCAAAAAAAACGGTGGCTGCATAGGAGGGTGAATGATCTCCACGGTTAGACAGGCAGTGGAGGATCTTTACCTCTACTTAAAAAAGGAGCAGCGGGGATTCCCTCCGGCCGATGATTGTTATTCGGACCTGTGCAAAGTTGCTGCTGACGCATTGACTGCGGCAATGCAGGAATTTGCCAGTTTGGGTCCACTTTACGCATTTCGCCGGAGTAAGGCAGTTGAGGTGCATGCCCCGAAGAGCATCGAATTGACGACTGTTCCAGCCTCCGGCCGATCAGTCACGGTTAATCCTATTGATTGGGAAGACTGGATGGAGGGGTGCAGTATTTCCATCTCGGGTCACGACGATTGGAACGAAATCCTTGAATATGACTCAAACACCAATACCGCGACCCTCTTGAACCCACTCATCGCCGGCGCCGGGTCGAATGTTGCAGCTACGGTTTACTGCGATTCGTTGACCCTGGACGCTGATGTTCTCGAGGTCATCGCTCCCGTGACGGTGGCGGATCGCTATGAATTGGCTCCAGTTGATGGGATCCAAGCTATTCGCTACTGGAATTACGAGGATGGATACGGTGACTACGGTCGTGGTTTTTGGAGGGGGCAGCGCCGGCGCCGCTCATCAAAAGGGACCACGGCATATCAACCTCAAGCGTATTTCGTGGACACCTACATGCGGGAAGACCTCAGTATGGCAGAACCCGAGCTTCGCATGAGAATAGCACCCATGCCAGATCGCCCGATGGTCATTCAGTATCGCGCCAAGATTGAACCTCCCCGGTATTCGTGTGCTGATGTTTACGATCCTGATGATGTTGCTAATCCGCCTGCCGATCCCGGGATCCAACTGCCGATCCCGAATCAGTTTGTGGAGAGTATCTTCATGCCGATTGCTCGCCAACGGTGGACACGAGTCCCGTATTTTAGAAACGACAACGCAATTGGCGAGATCGCTCGTCAATATGACATAGCCCTGCAGATCGCACGGGATAATCGCCCCCAGTCGCGCAGTGGTCACCGATACGGACCAAGGATCTAGGTAATGGCTCAAAGCTACGCAGACATCGCCCAGGCGTTACGGGACCGGCCGGCGATTAACTACTCGTCCTCGAAGACCCCGATTGCGCAGGTATGGTATGAGACGGCTACCGTCCCTGCGGATTGTTTTGGTAGTTGCCCTTTGTTGGTCATCACCGAAGACCGCACCGGCATCGACGTCAGTCCTGATGTAGCCGGCAACCAGAACGGGTTGTATTTTGAGCTAAATAATGGCACTGACACATTCCGCATCTATCTCGACGTAGACCCGTGGGGGGATGTGGCGCCGGTTGAGCCTCCAGCATTCGGCGTGGTTCAAATCAAGCAGAATGCAACCGCGGCGGAAGTCGCTGCCGCGGTTGCGGAGCAAGTGAAGTGCTTCTGTGATGAAAATGATTTTTTCGAGCAGGTCAAGGTATTTGCTAAAGGTGATCAGATTTTCATTGATGCGAAAAATGGGACGACACTTTTCTCTGACGCCGGCACGACGGGTTACACAACCTCTGTCACCTCTGTCACCGTCTGCAATCCCAACATCCCCGAGGAGTTTCGGATCGGCTCCACTCACCCGTGTTGCCCATACCTTGAACTGATCGATGCGTGGATGACGGGGGGTGACGATCATCACGTAAACTGGATCAAAGTCTACGAGGTAGACTACGGCAAACTCGAGGATGCCTGTGATGATTTCTCGACCGATGATCTGTTGGGGGATGTCACCGAAACTGATTTCCCGTATTTTGATGATTCACGCCGGATCACCGAGCAGATCGACATTGTGAATCCGGAGTGCTACGCCCGGAAGCCGCAATGCTCTCCTCATCCCTGCTACCCAAATGCATTGCTGGTGAGCGAAAAGCTCTCGAAGGACGGCGCCAAAGCATCGGTGGTGAGGGTCTACCATGACGTAGCCGATCTCGCGCAGCAGGCAAAATTCGGATTCGAGGTGACCTACGAGTGCCAGGACAGTGGCAATCAATATCCAATAGTCACATGGACGTATGACTCGAAGCTCGAGGATTACGCACCTCCGCAATGCGGAAGTGCAATCCCAATCAATCAGGGTGGCGATCTTGATTTTACCAGCCTGGGGCTTGTCTTGATCGAGCCTCCGACTTTCGAAGCGGAAAACACCTGCTTTGGTCGTGTTACGGCGAAATACGGTAGGCTCCCCGGCTACCTTAAAGCCTCTGAGCAGACCGATGACGATTATGGCACCATCTACGAATATAATCAGGTGGTGCCAGCTTCGACTCCGCTGCCTGCAATTGGTAGCACCTATGAGGGCAATCCCGTCCTCAACGCGGAAATTGTCGAGGAGCATTGCTGTGTCAAAAAACTGCGTGTTATTACTGGCGAGGATGCTGAGTGCATCAAGGTAAGCATTCTTCCCGATCAGGCGTGGTGCAGTTTGACTCGTTACGAGTGGAAAAATGCTGACGGCACATATGTCTTGCCCGAAACGGGTGACACCTATTCAGGGCGCATTGTTCTCGACGCAACCTCCCAGCAAACTAAATGCGCCGGAGAGTTGCAAATCCGAATTGACACTGTTTTGGTCCCATCTCCTGTGGCGACTACTATCAGTGATGATGCCACGTTTTGCGAAATAACTACCGAAACATGGGTTGACCTTACGGAAAATGTAACACTTCCGGCACTAGGTGACTCCTACGGGAGTGGTTTGTATGTTGTGGGCGCAAGTTCCTCTCCCCGAAAATGTGATAAATTTTCCACCATAGAAATACAAACAAGCGAGCTTCCCTCGCCGCTTCAGACATCTACTAAAGAGGACAATGATTTTTGCGAAGTAACGACAGTTAGTTATGTCGACTTAGCCAGCAATGTAGCGAGCATCGATTTAGGTGATGATTATGCGCCTATTCCGGGAACTAAAGTCATTGCGTTTAATAGTGAACCCTACAAATGCGCAGAATTGCAAAGAGTCACAATAACGGTAGCACCTTTCCCTGCCCCTGTAATTCGTACGGAGATTGAAGACAATGATTTTTGTGAAGCATACCGAAATACGCAAATACTAACCGCTGACGAATTAGTCGCATCACCCCTTCCAGCAATTGGTGATGTTTATGGGAGCGAATGGGTCATCGGGGTGGACTCTTCTCCTTATCTTTGCGACTCCTTAGTAAGGACTACCGTCATCTCAGCCACGGTGCCTTCGGTGGTAAAAACAAGCACTCGCAAAGACAATGATTTTTGCGAGGTATCTGTTGTCTCTTTTATCGACTTAGTGGCTACTGGCGTAGGGCATGCGGTTGGTGACGTTGCGTTGGGTGGGACTATCATCGAAGTGTCCGTCGATCCTTACAAGTGCGACACTTTACAAAGAGTCACCTATACAGTTGCTCCGACATTCCCGGCCCCTGTCATCCGCACAGAAATTGAAGACAACGATTTTTGTGAAGCATACCGGAATACTCAGGTGGTAACTGCTGCTGAATTAGCAACGACTCCCCTTCCAGAAATTGGTGATGTTTATGGAAGCGAGTGGGTCATCGGAGTGGACTCAGACCCATATCTCTGTGATTCGTTAATTAGAACTACCATCATCTCAGCCACGGTGCCTTCGGTAGTTAAGGAATCCGCTCGACCGGATCGAGACCTGTGTGAGGTAACCTCCCATAGCTTTGTCGATCTCACTGCAACTGCATTAAGCTATGCCGTGGGAGACTCTGCTTACGCGGGGACCGTCATTGCCGTTAGGGTAGACCCCTACAAGTGCGACACCTTGCGTCGTGTCACCTACGAAGTCGCCACAATTCCCTCACCAGAAATAGAAACGGAAACTGAAGATGCGAATTTTTGCTCAAAAACGACATATACTAAGGTCGTTAAGGGAGCCGCATTAAGTTTGCCTGCTATTGGTGGCTCCTATCAAGGGGGGACCGTCATTGCCTTGGACTCTGCTCCATACTTGTGTGACCAGCTTTTGAAGCAAAGCATTACGGTTGCCACGGTTCCTTCTCCCGAGGTGGTGCTGGAGCAGGACGATAAGGAGTTTTGCTCGACGACCGTCTACGAACGCATCCAGCCAGACACATACAATGCCCCGGCTATTGGGGACACCTACAACGCCGACACCGTTGTTGCAGTGAGTGAGTCGGCTTATCTTTGTGACCAGCTAAAGCGGGTGCGCATTGTGACGGCGAATTTGACGAATAGTCAGCGCACAACCAAGGAACTGCATCCCGAACTATGCTTCATCAATCGGACCACTTGGGTCGGCGCAGACGGGTATGCCTTGCCTGATACCACCTACAATAACGAGCAGGTCTACAGGGCCTCGAGCGAGGCATATCATTGCTCGACACTAAAGCGTTACTCTATTGAGACGGTGCCGGTCCCCACGACTGTCTTCAAGGAAATCCAGATCGATGACGCTATTCTAGGGGCTACTGAGACTCACCATCAGTTCTACGACGGCAACTCTCCTGTTTTGCCAGCAGTCGGAGACACCTACGATTCCGAAGAAGTGGTTGGGGTTCGCATGGATCAAGCGGCGTGCAAAATGAAAAAGGTGACTATCATTACATCGAACATCCCAGAAGATTACGACCACTTTGAGACGGTAGCTTACACATTCCCACCGATTTATCGCTATCGCGTAGAGTTGCCACTGACGGTAAAAGCAAGGGTGAGCTACTCGTTCACAACAAACCCCGCTATAGTAGCTCTCCTGAGTCCACAGAGTTTCATTTCCAATATCCAGTCGATCAATAACGCTGTGGACGTAAACGGTGTTCCGCTGCGCTCGCAGATTGCTCAACCCTGGAGAGATTTGGGTAACACCCTGCACGACCAGATTAACCTTTTTAACCCCGGCACTTCTCGCGCAATTCCTGACCTTGCTGTCGTGGTTTCGGCTTCGGTGCCATCGGCAACGACTTACCTTGGTTGGATTTCTGGTGGCACTGAGTTCGTCTTGTCAGACTCAATTGAAAAATGGAAGGGTAATATTTGGGTACGTAAAACCGTTCGCATTGTCGCACACTGATGGAACCCCTTGATAAAAGACCGACACCCCGCTTGCAGCAGTCAATAGACGAGCGTGTTGTTTCGGGTCCGCATAACACGGTTCCAAAGAGATGGCACGCCACCTACGGGGAGGGAGGGGGAGTGGATTTACCTGTAGCTGAACCCCTTGCCGTTAGTGTGCTAGAGGCAGGCAAGCTAACCCAAAACGCCGGAACGATGACCGACACGACGGTTGGCTCGACCTTTAACGGAGTGCCTGCTGTTCTTGCTGCTGCCGGCGTTGCTTACACTGACGGCGATCTGGTCGTCGTTAAACTGGAGTATGAAGCGGTGGATGACGCTGTAGAAGCATCCGACTGGATGACGACTGCTGCTGAATTTGAGGTTTATGCAACGGGCAGCATCCCGACCGACACAATCCCCAGTTGGAGCGGCACGTTGTGGTCAACAGGCGTCTATTACATGACATGGGCGACGACCGATAGTGGTGATGGCTCAGTCACCGCGACCGAGACGGGGCCGTGTCGCATTGTCTATTGCAGTGAGTCAGATATTAGGGTGGTGACATGAGCTTCGAAGCAAAAATGCAGCTTGCTCCTGACTTTTTGGATACATGCGTCTGCTGCACTTCCTGCCCTAATTTCCCGTTTTATCTCGATGTCACGGTCACCGGCGGCACTTACCCATGGGATTGGATGGGCTTCACATGGACGTCATCGGGGCAGACTAAGCCGGTCTGCGGCACTGGCTACCAAGGCGACTCGATTGTCAGCACGTTTTACGGGTATCCGATCTACACTTTTGCTGGGTATCAAAACTGGATAAACAGCACGACAACTACAGGCAAAGTCAATCTTGCAGTCGGCGGCGCAGGTAAAGGCTTTGTTAATCCTGCGATCAAGCTAAAAAAAACCAACACGCCAAGCGCATTCACCTTTTATTTACAGGTCGCCGGATTCACGTTTTACGGCACCCCTACAACAAACCTGACAACAGTCAACGTCAGCAGCTATTCACCGGCACCTGCATCGCTATTTTCTCAGGCGACAAGCAGCAGATTGACGCCAATCATGTTCGGCAGCGTAACACTGACCAGCGGTAGAACCATTTCATGGGTTGCTAATCCTGTGTTGCCTTGGGACTACGACAACCCACCTTAAGCTATGATAGTTATATCCGGATGCCCAAGAAGCGGCACAAGTCTCATGTCCTCAATCCTCCGCAAAGTAGTCGGGGAGGACAAATTTCATGGTGTCAAGTTCCCTCAAGAGGAGCGGCTTGAGCAGATGAAGAGAAACATGCGCCCGATTGATTTTTACATCAAAGACAAGGCCGAGCCTGGGTGGAACGACGTAAAATACAAAGACCTCAACCCGAATGGTTTTTGGGAATGCCCGTGGACGGTTCGAGGATGTAGTCGATACGACAGTCGCCCGACAGAACTAGAGGGTGCGAAGATCGTCTCGCAGGGTTTGGCAAACTCCAATCCCGAGGCTATTTCCCGCGTGCTTTACATGGTCCGCGATCCGCACTCAGTTGCCAAAAGCCAAGAGCGACTGAAGCGAAAATTTGATAATGCCGGGACGGTCCACTCGCCCGAGATGTTTATAAAAGTCCACCAGCAAGCGGCACGATGGATAGTAGGTCACAAGCCTGACGTCAGGGTGGTTAATTTTGATGATCTTGTAGCGGACCCTGCCAGTGTCCTCTCTGATTTAGACGCATGGGTTGAAGGAGTCGGATTTCCGGGCAAATTTATGGATTCGGTGGGCGAGATTGAGCCTCGGCTGCGTCGGAGTGCAGACCATGAGACTCCGCAACAAAGTGCCGAGGATGACGCATGGGAAGACGCCGAGAGCATACATGCCTCGCTGCTCGAGGGGGACTTTGAGTCAGTGGCGAGCCACAAAAGAACTAAACTTGATCCGCTTCGTAATTTTTACTGCGTCAGGCTCAATCAACCGATGCCTGCTGCTGCCTGTAAACACTGCCTCTCTGACAAGGACACCCGAAACAACTTCAAAAAAACTGCTGAACAACGGCAAATTGATTGGCGTAAAGAACCTTGCACATATCAGTGCAAGGTCGACAACATGAAGATCGAAGAAAGCGTAGCCTTAAACCACTGGAGATAATGGAACACACACAAATAGTCAGACACCTGCAAGCCACCCTAGCTCCCGCAATGGTATCAAAGTTGCGGCGAGATCCAGCAGAGTTGAATGAGTTTATAGACGGTCAGATCGAATCGATACGGCAGTCGGCAGCAAACAGGTCTGCTACCTTAAAAGAGCCTCTTGAGGACTCACTTGCAGCAACCTTGAGCGACCTGGAGCCACTTCCTTACAAGGTCAATGACACCGATAGGTCCGATTTGGACTCGCATCTCAAAGGGTATTACTACGGAGAATGATTATTGGGCCTGCCATTGTCGCAGTAGCTCAGCTTGGTGCTTCTTGATCATCACTCCTCGATACACCGACCTAGCCTTTTTCAGCGTTTTGTCGATGCGCTCAATGCCGGCCGCGGTCGGGTTAGTGTAATCCCAGTCATCTCCAAGCACCTGTGCCGCGGCTTGTCCGATCAGATTAGCATATTCGGTGTTATACTCTTCTGGCGTCAGGTCGATCTTAGCCGTCTTGCCGTTTCTGGTGACGGTGATAGTCCTCGAGGGTGCGGTAGGCGCCCACTTCTCGGCTGGATTGATCCTGTTCCATGCTGCGATGTAAGCATCAACCGGATTTACCTCTGCCTCCAATTCGGTGTGGATCGGCATGAGTATGCGGTAAAGGGCATCAGTGAGGGGTCCGCCGATCGCTTTGCCATCGTAACGCATGGTGGGATTGCCCCATACGTCAGTCTTTATCGGACCAACCTGTGGCACGATGCCTCGAGCCGTGCGGACGAACAACTCCTCGAGCGTTCCCATCCCGGCCGGTAATTTTGAGTCTCGAATAAACGGATCAACCTGCCGGATTGGTTGACGAATCAGGTTGGGAACTGCTGCTGATGTGATGTTTGCTGCCCACCTGCTGCCCCAATAGTCCGGATCCTCTACGGCATTCATGATGTCCGAGATCCCCTGGAGGTAAGATTTTTCTTTTACGCCGGCCGCGGTGTGGGCGACAAATCGGCTAAACGCATCCCATCCATTCTCGCTTTCATCAATCGAGCGGAGCAGGTCAATCGATGTGGCAAACCATGTTGCGAATGGGTCCAGCCTCCGGTAGCTGAATATCTTGTTGCCGAATCGGATCGACATTGGAGGCATCACCCGGTAAGCAAGATCCCGCTCGCTGCGTTTTGTGCCTTTGTAGGGCATCGAGCCTGTGATGCTTGGGCGCCCCCACTCGTCGTCTTCGTCGCTCTTGAGCAGTTCGCTCATGGCGAAATAGATCATCCAGCCGAACGTCTGATTTGTGATGTCTTTCAAGGCCCGAGCTTGATTATAGATGTCTCCGGCGCCGACTCGTTCGCCGGTCTTGGTTTTTGGAGCCTTCGCTTGTGCTGCGACTTCACGGGACATGTCGCTTATGGTTTCGAGCAGTCCAAGCGGAGTCATTCGCAGTCCGCTCTTCAAGATGTTCGTAGGAGTGTCCACAAATGGAATAAAGAAGGCACTGCCTTTTGCCAAGCTGCCGTATTTTCCTGCCTTGATGTCCTTGAGCCACATTGCTGCCGGGTCTATTACCCGATCGAAGGTTCTGTTCTCCGATCCGATCTGCGTCTGGAAGGTGAGTTCATGCGCCTTGTCCATGGCGGCAGACCATGCGGGTGACCCGTGCTTGAGATAATGGTCAATTCTGCCCTGATAGGCTTCGCCTGCCGATTCTGCTTGTGCAATCGACTCTGCTTGTTGCCGAGAGAGTTGCTTATTTGCCGCTCGAGCTTCTTGCAGCAGTTGCTCGGTTCGTAGTGCTTTTACATTTCCTGCCTTTTGCTCTTTTGCCACAATGCGATGCGCTTGCGCTGCTGCCTCGAGCGTTCCCCAAAAGCTCTTGATGAATTCGTCCGCTGCAGTCATCCCGCGGAAGCTGATCGACCGCATGATCTTGCCGAACTTGCCGCGCATTGCCGGCGCGAACTTGTCAGCTTTCATCCCATTGAATCCCATCTGCGTTACTCTGCCCATCACCTCTGTCTCGAGGACGCGATCCTCGAGTTGCCAACTACGCACGGCATTTCTCGCTGCCCTTTGCAGGGCAGGCTTTGTTTGCTTCCACATGTGCAAGGCTTCGGAAAGAGTGGGACCGTCTTTCACTCCCAGGCCGAGGAAATTCAGAGAGTCATTCAAGCCTCCCTCGAATGCCTTGCGCAGTGTCATGTCGGTGAGTCCAAACATGACGCCAGATCCGATGTTGACTGCTTGCGTCTGGAATCCAGAGAGAATGCTCGCTTTCCAGTATTCGTGAACGACGTCGAATGCGGTGCCTCGAGCTTGCAGGAACTCGTCCATGATGCGCTTGACGGCGAGCGGGTCATTGAGGTCAAGTTGCCCTTCCTCGCGTGGGAACCTGCTCGCGTATGGCAATACCTTGTCCTCTTCGGCTTCCGGTTGCTTGTCTTGCTTCTTCTGCTTCCTGCGCTTCCTCTTTCTCTTAGGGGCTTTGCCCCGGGAATCAATCTCATCAAGGGAAGGCAAGCCGATCGACGTTGCGTAGAAAAACTCGTCACCCTTTGCACTGGCGGCAGAGAGTGCAGCTTCCTCGAATTTCTTCGCTGCGGTTTGACCGGCGTTATGGACTGCGGCGAGAAATGCTTTGTAGCGAGTTTTGACGTCCGCCTCCGATAAACCAGTCACTCGAGCCGCAACTTCCCATGTGGATCCGCTGCGGAGAACTCCGATGATCTCCTTAGTTCTGGGATCCGCTTTCTTGATCTCTTCCTGCGCATGTTGCGGCAACGGTTGCATCGCTTGCTGCTTCTTGCGGTAATCTGCGAGGATCTGGTCGACGTCAATCTGCCGGTCCTTGAGCGTTTGCTTGATGCCGTCGATGCGCTTGACCCATTCGCGCATGATTGCCTCCCGCTCCCCTGCGTTTTTCGCTTTCTTGAGGCGCCGGCGTGTTCGCGGGTCTGGCAGGAACATCGCCTCACCGATATGTTGTGCGTGACGTTCCCCGGGAGACATGTTGGCGTCTCGCCGTATTGCCAATGCCCTGGCATCCTCCGTTCCGAGTTCACGGTATCCGAGCGCAAGTCCAGCTAGTTCCATGCGGTCCTCGAAGGAGTTTGTTTCGCCTGCCGTAATTTTGCGTCCTAGCTCACGTTTGGAAGCTGCCACCATGAGCATCTTTAAGTATTGTTCCGCTTTTGCCTCCCCGATGACTCCCTTCAATGCGGTCGGGATGTCTGCGACCAGCATTCCGCCATTGCGCACGTAGTCTTTGACCAGTTGCTTTGTCCCTGCCTGATCGAGCTTGAACATCTGGTCTGCTGCAGTTTGCACTTCGGCAAAGGTCACCTTGGACGGCGCACCTTCGTCGTTCCGGATCTGGTCCATCATCACCATCGGCTCGACTGCGCCACCCGATAAGTCTGGTCTCCCTCCTCCTTTGTAGACCCTCCTGCCGTCGGGAAGGGTTGCCCGAGGCACTTTCATTTCGTTTGCTGCTGCTAACGTGTTGGCGCGAAGGCGGATTCTGCCGGAGCGGACGATACCCTGCACCGCGGACTCACTGATTCCTTCCTCCCGGGCTACCGTCTCGATCTTCGCTCCCTCGATGATCCTCGAGAATACTCTAGCGAATTGTGGGGTCATCTGCTCAAGGGTAGCCTGCAGGGCGTTGGTTCCTGCTTCCGGAGGCGTGGCGAATGTCTTCCTCGAGAGTGCCGCGACCGCGAGTTCTGGTTGAGTAAATTGCGGTTGGATGTCGACCTCACGCTTGTCGTAGTAGATTTGATCAACCGAGGTCTCCATTAGCATGTCGAAAGACGAGATCGGAATGAGTTCCTCGTCCATCTCTAGGAAACGATACAGCGATT